GATAATGCAGATGACATAATTTTACAAGGAAAAGGCACTAGAATTGAAATAAAAGGTAATGGAGATATAACAATACTTGCAGGAAGTAATGAAACAACTATAACAAGTAATGTTACATTAAATGGTAATTTAACTATAAATGGTAACACAACTCAAAAAGGCAATACCACACAGACTGGAAATGTATCAATAACAGGTGGAGTAACAGCAACAGAAGATGTACAAGGAGCAGGTAAGAGTCTTAAAGGACATACACACACTTATAATCCAGGAGACCAAAGTCCAACTTCTACAAGTAAAGCCAATTAGGAGGTATAAATGACAAGTCCAAAATTAGATAAAGATTGTGAGTTAGTTTTTGATAACAAGGGAGTTTGTGAGTTAGTTAGTAATGCTGATGACTTAGTACAAGCTATAAGAGTTGAGTTAGAACAAAACAAAGGACAATTTGCATTAAATACAGCTTGGGGCACTCCTTATCTGAATGATACTAACACAGGTATATTACAACTTAAAGATAACAAAAGTAGGATAATTCAAGAAGTTAGCAAGGTTATAAATAAATATGATGGAGTAGAAAAAATTGAAAGTATTGAATTTGAAGATAATTTATTGATTGCTAATATCAGAATTAATGGGGAGGTGTACACAATTTGATAACAGATAAAGGTTTTATAGTGCCTACAATAGATGAAATATATACAAGAAAATTAAATGACTTTAAAAGTGTAAAGCCTGACCTAAGAGAAACAGATAGTAATATCATAATTGCTTGGTTAAGGTTTGATAGTGCTGAAGAGTATGATAGTTATTTACAAGCATTATCGGCATTTAACCAACTTTCAGTTTACACTGCAACAGGCTCTAATCTAAATGCTATTACAAGCCATTTAGGTATGACTTGGAATAAAGAAAAAAAGGCAGTTGGTAAAATTACAGTTACTGCAGAGATAGGAACACAGATTCCACAAGCTTGGGGAATTGAAACAAAGTCAGGAATTAAGTTTGTAACTCTAAATACATCTACTATTACAACTGTTGCAAGAGAAACAGAAATTGAAATAATAGCTTTAGATGGTGGAACAGATGGAAATGTAAGTGCAGGAGCAATAACAGAACAAACAGAGATTTTAACAGGTGTTATATCTATCAACAATAAGTTGAATACATTAGGTGGAAAAGACTTAGAAACAGACACAGAGTTAAGAGAAAGATATCTAAAAAGGCTAGATAGAAAAAGTTCATTTACAACTGAGGGAATTAAAAATTATATCTTACATAATACAAATGTTAAAAAGTGTCAAGTTATAGAGAATGACACTGATACATTTGATAGTGATGGGAGATTGGCACATAGTTACGAGTGTATTTGCTACGGAGATACAAACGATAACATCTTAAAAGCATTATATGAATATAAGATTGCAGGGATTAGAACGATTGGAGCAATTACAAAGAATTTTGACGAAATATCTATTGGCTTCACTAGACCCACAGAAAAAACTGTATTCTTGAAAGTTGAAATTCAAGGTATTAAGGAAGTTTGGAAAGAAGAATTTAAGAAAAATATAAAAGATATTTATTTAAAATACATAGATGAAGTTGAGCCAAACAGTACTATTTACTTATATAAAATCATTGGAGAAATCTATAAAAATGTAAGTGGGATTAAAACTTTAAGAATTAAGTTAGGAGATACTAAATACAGTGAAAGAGAGCAAGATTATAAACTTACTACTAAAGAGGTTGCAATCGCTAATGCTGATGATATAACTATCGAGGTGAATTTATGATACTAAGTAGAGTACCTCATATTTATCATGACACAGTTTATTCAAAAAAAATGTTTGAAATATCAGAAAGTAAGCATTTAAGAATAAGAGATATATATAATTTGTTTTCTAATTTTAATGACATTGATAAATCAGAAGGCTATTTATTAGATGTTTTAGGTGGTAATTTTAAGATTCTAAGAAATGGGCTTAATGATATAGAGTACAGAAAACTATTGAAGTTTGAAATAGCATTATTACATTTTTTAGGAAGTCCTAAAGAAATAATTAGAATACTATCAGAATATTTTAAACTAAATCAAACAGAGTTTAGAATTATAGAGTTATCTGGGAAAATTCTTATTTCTATTCCTGAAAAATTAGAAAAGCAACAAGTATTTAACTTAGTAAAGAAAATTAAAGGTGCAGGTGTAGGGCTAGAAGTTATTAATGGAATCTATGTAGAAGACTACTTAATATCAGAACTGCATGAAATGACACTTGAAGAAATAGAAAAGATTACACTAGCTAGAGATGAGTATTATATTGAAATGTACAGTTTATCAGATTTAGAAGAAATGAATTTAGAAGAAATAGAAGAAATTAAAATTTCAAGGAGGTAAAAAATGGCACAATGGATAGAAGATCCACAAGGTAGACCAGAGGTTGAAAAAGTTACAAAGGAACTAAAATTACCAGTTTGGAAAGCTAATCATAAAGGTAAATTTAGAGAGTTTTGGAATGAAGTATGGGATAAGATTGAGGATTATATTTTAAAATTAAAAGGTGATACAGAAAAAAAATCAAAAGGTTTAAATGATAGGCTTGTATCAGCAGTTGGAAAACATGATGGGGATTTTCCTATTGCAAATGCAGTAGTTGGAAATGTCTATTATTCTGAACTAACAAAAAAATATTATAAGTGCAAAGTTGGTGGCCCAGCTCCGATGCCAAATGGAAATTTTATAGATATGAGTATATTAGAAAATCTTAATAAATTGGAAAATCTAATCAAAACTGATTCTTTCTTAGCTCACAATGAGGGTTGGTTTGAACTATTTGGAAGAGTCATTTACTATGGAACTGTACAATATAATGGTTCTTCAAGTTATACACAAGATTTTACATTAAAATCAGAAATTCCAAACTGGCAATATGCTAATGTAATATGCTGTCTAAGAGAAACTAATCAAAAATTTATAGATAAAACTTTTTCTGCAAAATTGAGCAATTCCAATAAATTATCTGTAAGAGCTAATTTATCTAATACAGAAGTAGTAACTATATCTTATTTAATAATAGCTAGAGTTTAAGTTAAATTAATTTTTCTCCAAGGGCTAAAATTATTTCCAAAGTTTGTTATTGCTCTATAGAAAATTAAACCTTTTGTGATGGAACAGATAACCTAAAATTAAATTTTTGAAAGGAGAACAAATTATGTTTTATATATATTCAAAAGAAAAATTACCAAAACTGTTATTTGATGTAAACTTAACATCTGATGAGGTTAAGTTATACGGAGGTTGGGATGTTATTTTTGGATATTATCCTAACATTCAAAAAGACAATTCAATAATAATTGAAAGAGATACACAATTCAACTATCCTATTTTTGATAATAACACAATTAGAGAAATGACAAGAGAAGAAAAAGTTGAGAATGGAATTGAAATAACTCTTGAAGTTGGAGAGTTTATAGAAAACAAGAAACTTATAAAAGTACCAAAGCCACAAGGAAATAATAAATACTTAAATTGGGATAGTGAAAAACACTTGTGGATACTAGACACAGAAGCACAAAGAAAAGATTATTTTAATACAATAGATAGTTTAAAAGCTGAGGTATTAGACTATGGTTTTGATTATAAAGTAGGAAAAGAAGAACACAGACAAAGATGTAGAGATACAGATATTTCAAAAATGGTTGCAACTGTTGTAGCTTTACAACTTGCTAAAAGTCTAGGAACAGATAAAAAAGTTACCTGGTATTTTGAGGATAACTTTGGTATGGATGCAGGATTACAAGAATTAGGAATGCTTATGCTCTTTGGTACTACATTTATTCAATCAGTTTATGATGCTGAGAATTATTTTAAGACTAAAGAGAATCCAAAAGATTTAACAAAAGATGATTTTGAGAAGAAAAGAAAAGAAATACATTTAAAACTTGCTAAAGGGTAGAATTAAGAGTTATAAAAATCAAGGTAGTTTTATATAACTACCCTTTTAAAAACTCTTTAAACATCTTATTATAAGCTCATTTTTTTGAAAATTATATTTTAAAGAGTAAAATTTTGAGTTTTAGAT